ATATACTATGTTTACAAGTATCACATCCCTTATATGGTTTATAAACTTTCTTACCACAATCAGTACATAGTAAAAATCTTTTTCTTCCAAATGTATAAAAATATCCGTTTTTGTGATCACACACTGTGTTGTTATTCATAATTCTATTAACATACTCAACCCAATCAATGCTAATAAAATAAACAGTGAGAAAGTTAAGAAAACTAGTAATATACTCATAATTTTATTATTTAATTTCTTGTCCACATTCAGGGCATGTTTCTATTAGTTCTAGAATTTCCCAACCATTTCTTTCTGCCTCCTCAAAAGTTCTAACATAACGATTACCATTTTCATGTCGAATAATAATAAATTCTCCTGAAATACCAATAATTTTTCTATCGTGAAAACCACTCTTTATTATAGAATCACCAATTTTCATATCTCTTATAGTTTTTTTAATTGGTGATAATCCTGATTCCTTGAACCAAATATTACCGTGATATTCTGTGTGAACCATAAGTGGGTGGTTTTCACCAATGTTTATTGTTGAAATAATTCCTTGTCCATATTCAGTATTTACTCTTTGTCCTTGTTTAAATTTGCTCATAGTTTTATTGTTAAATTTGTTAATTTCAAAGCTTTTAACTTCTGTTATTTTTTCTATAGATTTTAAAAGTTCAGTGCAATCTTTACCAAACATTATATTACTATCATTTTTTTGATATTGTTTATATAAAATTTTATTAAGCACCTCTTTTAAAACATGGTCTTTACTTTTATCTTTGCTTTTTATATGAAATATTTTTGGAATCATAATTTTAGTTTAGTTTAGTTTATATTCTTTTTTGTATTTTCTAAATTCTAATTTAGTTGGTGCTCTTCCCAATTTTTCAATCAATTCTTTTTTTAAAATTTTTGTTCTTCTTCCACACATAAGTTTATTGTTTTAATTTTCTTAAATAGCTTTCTAATTATTAATAAGATGTTCATTTTTTTAACCCTAAGGTTTAATTATTATGTGTTAAGTATATCAAATGTGGCAACACCTGTCAAATTATTTCCTCCAATATAATATTAACGACCCAAGCATTGCCATAACTACAAATATAAAGATTATATCATCAAGCATAGTTTAATTTAATTTATAAATCCCCACCATATCAGGGGTAGAAATGTAATGCAACAAAATGTTTAAGCAGTTACATTTCTCCCAGTTGATATTAGCGTGGCTTGACGAGAGGTTATCTCATCTATTAGACACTCAAACTGTTTAAGTGTCCGGTAGATTAGTTAAAATTTAATACTGAAGACAATTCTATCCCCCTATTTTGCAACTCTTTACAAATATTCTGGTAAATATATAAATCACCTTTACCATAACATTCTGTTACATAAATTAATGAATGATAAGACTGTGCTTCTTCTTTTAGCTTTTCATTATCCCAGTCGCTATATTCATCACTACTATTATCGTATTCAATTAGATTTTCTTGTTCAAAATAATCATTAATCGCATCAATGATAATATCGTTATCTTCACACAATTTTATTAAATCCTGTTTAATTTCGTTAAAGTTTTTCATAAGTTTATTTTTTATTTAACATTTAAATTATTAGTTCCTTGATTTGGATCAATTCCTATTTTTTCTGCAAAGTCTATCAGTAATGCTTTTCTGGCAATTGATCGAATTTTTAGAAATAGCAAACTATTTGAATCTTTAAGTAATTTTTCAAAATCGTTTGCTTGGTAAAGTTTTTTGAGTTGTTGGTAGATTTTATAATTCATAGTGTTTTAGTTATAACAATAAAATAAATATTCACTTGTTCCTTTACGACTTCCTTTCCCTCCGTAATGATTAGTATATTCTTGTTCATATACTTTTACTTTTTTAAATTGTTTTATAAGTTCAATCATTCTATCTTTGTCTGGATAGCTTTTGCTATTATAAGAAATTAACCAATAAGGAATGTGTTGGCTATTTTTAAACAACTTCCGAAAAGAATTTTCGATTTCAGTTTTTTTAACAAATCCACTTTCTTTTTTTGGATAATACATTTTTGTTCCATTTACAAATTCCTTATCTTTCCAATACTGCACAAATGTTTCTAAAAAGTGATAAAAAGCTTGATAGTCAGGATGACAACCAACATAAGGTGGATCAAAATAAACTAAATCAACATCTTTGAGTTTTGGAAGTAAAGAAATAGTGTCTTCACAAAAGGCTTTATTTGTTTTTTTGTTATCAAAAACAGCATTATTATATGTATGAACAAGGTTTTGAAATATATCTTTTAAGTGTTTTGCTAAACTAGCATTTCTCTTAATACGATCAGGGTTTTTACTGTATTCGATCGCTTTCAAGTGAGCAAAATGACCTAATGTTATTTTTCTTGTAAGGGAACGATTCATTAAGGCTAAAGCTAACGCTTTTTTATATTCATTATCAAGTTTTTCAAAGTTAGCTCTGAATTTATCTAAAAATTTTGCTTGATCTCTTTCAAAAAAAACTCCAGTAAAAACTTTTTCAATTAAATCGTCAGCTTTCGTGGTCTCATCGAGTAACGTTTGTATGTCATCTTTATCAAGTGTTATATTTTGATTTTCGATTAAAGCTTTGGCTGTCAAATAATTGCATTTTAAAAAATCATTACTATACACTTTATAGCCTCTGTCCTTAAAATAATAGCCAACTATAGAAGTACCGCCGAAAACATCAAAGACTGTTTTTATATCTTTTGGTGCAGTCTCAAGAATCCATTTTACAAGTTTTTCTTTACTTCCTAAATATTGTGTTCTTGGGAATTGGTGTATTTTGTATTTTTCGCCGAATAGCGTAGTTTGTGACATCATAATTTATATTCTAGTGTGTTTTTTCATACATCTTTAGTTAAATTATTAAATTCGGCTACTCCAGCCCATTCTAATAATAAAGTATCACCTTTATCAATATGTTCAGCTATTTATATTTAGTTAATTAATTTGCTTATAGCAATCCAGTAAGTTACTGGACTGCATATAAATAAATTATTTCTTTTTGTACCAGTCAATTACTTCTTGAATGAAGTCTTTATCTTCAATATCCTGCATTTTAGCAACGCCTGTTATTTTTGGCCCGTTGTATACTCCTTTTGTTTCAATAACACGCACTCTTTTCTTTTTTAGTTCTTTTGCAAATCTTACATTTCCACCAAAAGTTTCACTAACTGTGTAGCTCATACAATAATCATCTTTTGTATCAATCAAATCAATCTTATATATTCCGTAAGACCAATTTGCTTGGGTTGGGCTGTTATATCCCACCATTGAAATTGTTACTAGTTTCATAAGTTTATATTTAGTTAATTAATTTGCTTATAGCAATCCAGTAAGTTACTGGACTGCATATAAATAGATTATTTCTTTATTATTATAAAATATTCAATAGTATTCAACTTATTATATTCGATATAATCATCACATTCATTATATTGTTTATTTGTTAAATTGTATTTTTTATCAAGACCATATAATAAGTCTGTTTGAAATTCACTAAAAGTTCCTGCCTTGTTTGCAAATTCACATTCTTTTGAATTTAATGCTTTGTCAATATCGTTCTTAATTTCGTTAGTCATAATGTTTATTGGTTAGTTTATTATCTTATATGTTAATTATATCAAATGTGTCGTATCGTGTCAAGCTTTTAAGTTGTATTATAATGGTAGTGTTAGGCGTGTGTGTGCGGTCTGTGTGTGGTGGACAAGTTTACACGGTTTTTATCTCTTATGTGTTAATTATATCAAAGATGTCGGATTGATGCAAGGGGTATATTATACTATAACATAAATGTTAATGATTGTCAAGCGGGGTTATTTATAATAATAATAATGTAGTGCGGTGGGTAGGTGCGGGAGTGTGCGGGTAGGTGCGGGTATATAATGAAGTATTTATAGTATGAATTGTTAGAGAATAAGTTTAGCACTCTCGGTGCTTGAGTGCTAATTGGAAAATGATAAATGGTGGTGCTATGCGTGGGCGGGGGGTGTGAACTACATTAACTAATTCAATTTCAATTCACCACTCACACACCACTACACACCACTACACACCGACCACTAAATCGCGGTCAAGTTATAGTCTTCCTTTTTTTAATCTTGATGTTAATAATCTACATTATTTTAAAAACAGTATAATGGCAAAGGGGGTAACCCCTTTCCACACCCCCACCCCCACAAAAATTTAAATACAGTCCCTCCCTCCCCCAGTGGAACAAAAATCCTAAACTTTAAACCGAGTTTACCCTTAAAAAAGTTCTGAAAAAATTTTTTCAAGTTTTTTCCACCAAAAACAGGTAAAACCAATAGTTATAAACAGTTTATACAGGAATAAATAGGCCTAACTATTTGACTATTTTACCTAAGGTTAGCTAAAAACTACCAATTTATAGGCCTAACAGGCATAAGAAAAATAGTTATGCCTATCCGATTCTGGGGCTAACCTTAGCCAATTATTTAGGATTATAGGCATAAGGGCATAACTTTCTTAAAAAGAAAGTATATATTATACATTATATATATATAGTTATTAATTATTATTGTATATATACAATGTGTTATACGAAACACTTTCTACCTCGTTTTTATGCCCTTATGTCGATTGTTGATATTTTTGGCTAAGGTTAGCGGTGGTTTGACAGGGCATAAGTAATGGGTTGTGCCTCTTAGGACTTGAATATTATATAAAATTATGTCATAATTAAAATAGTTAATTAACTGTTCAAACAAAAAGTCACTATTTGTATTAGTTTTCCTGAACAGTTTTCTAATAGATATAGTGATTTTTTGTTTAATAAATCTATGAAAAAAGAACCTAAAAAGTGTGTGTTAAATTACTGTAATAGCTATATTACAGGAGGAGGACGTGGTTTATGTCCAATTCATTATAAAAATAGCGTTAGTATGGTTAAGAATGGCGTTGTTACTTGGAGACAATTAGTATCAGGAGGTTTTGCTAAAAAAAATAAAAAAGATTTATTTTTTTAAAAATATTCCTAGCACCCAAACTTTGACTTAGTTAAAAAAGAAAGTTATAGTTATTAATATGGCTTATGTAAAAAAAGGTACGTCATCAGTACAACAAATGGCTTACGCTAAAAGAATACTTGGTGGTGGAAAAGGAACCACTAAAAAAGATATTGCATTGGATTGTGGATACTCTATGAATATTGCTAATAGTGCTAAAAGTCATATTGAAAAAACTGCCGGCTTTAATAATGCCATGGCCATGTTAGCTGCGGAATCAAATAATTTAGCGTTGGCTGCAATGTCTGAATTTAAAGCGAGGGGATTTCAAGATTTTTCTAACAAGGACCTCACTGGTGCGCTCAATGCGATTGGTAATGCGTGGTCAAAATTTAATGCTCCTGACCCTAGTACAAAACCAAAAAGTGCTGCGGGAAATAAGCTCCGCACTGTGATTCTTCAACAGATTGAAAATCAGACTGTGATGCCGGGTGGTAAGAAGGATGTAGCTCCGCCTATCCCAGTTGTAGCGGATGGAGTTGATTGCACTGGACCTGGTAAACCGGTGGAATTTGTAGAAGAGGATGTAATAGAGGAGGAGATTGAGGATGTAGTGGATGAAGCAGTGGAGGCGTTGGATTCGAATGAGAATATAGATTTGGACTTTTAAAATTATTTACTTACGCCAGTCACACATAATATCTGAAGGTGTTCGACCCACCTTGCTGTGATAACGCAGCCCTTGGTTTCGGAGATATGTGGCTGGCGTAAGTAAATAATTTTATGAAGCTTCACGACTTTTATAGAAAATTTGAAAATACTGAAAAAGAAGATAAGTTTCACTTGATTAAAACTCCGGTGGAACCGACTTCTTTGTTTGTGATATTCCAGCAGTTGACGCAGGTTCGTGCGCAGAAGAAGTATTTTGAAGAAAGGGAGGAGCATTTGCTTCACTTGGCTGCTTTGGGTTTTGAACAAATAAATAAATAGTATGAATTTATCTAAATCACAAAAACAACACAACGAGGAAATTGTTGAACTTCTAACTGCAAACCCAGATTTAATTAAAGACCAAAAATGGAGACTTTCTAATCTATATTATATAATTACTAAAGATGGTGATAAGCAGGTGTTTAAGATGAATAGGGCGCAGAAGCATTTCTACGATACTTATATAAACATCCCCCGCGCTTACCACAGGCATGTAATTTTAAAATCGCGACAGTTAGGTTTCACTACCTTTATTGATTTGTTTATACTCGATTCAATATTGTTTAATCCGAATAAAGAAGGGATTGTGATTGCGCATAAGGTGCAGGATGCGACTGAAATTTTTGACAAAAAGATTGAGTTCGCGATTCGTAACATGGCGGAAGATGTGAAAGATGCTTTTTTCAAAATTGCTCATCGCTCTGCTAGAAAGATTCAAGTTGTAATTGATTATGGGCCGGATGAGGGCTCCACATCTTCTTTAGCTGTGGCTGTTTCTGGTCGTTCAGGAACTTATCATTACGTTCATATTTCCGAGTTTGCTAAAATGTGTATGGCTTTCCCAAAGAGAGCCGAAGAAGTTGAACGTGGAACTTTCCCGACCGTGCCTTTTGATGGGTTTATATTTATTGAATCAACCGCGGAGGGTATGGCCGGAAGATTCTACGAGATGTTCCATCAGAATTGGTTGAACAGATTAAAAATTACTCCGCAACTTTCACAGGTGGAATTTTTACCACATTTCTATAACTGGCAGTACGATGATATGGAGATGAAGAAAATTTACGAGAATGTTCCAGTTGCTGATATGGACGAATGTGAAATTGACTGGGCTTCATACCAGAAAGAACATAAGTTAAATGATAAAGAAATTACATATTATTATATGAAGTGGAAGCAGTTTGGTGGAAAAAATAGTCCGGATGCAATGAAATCACTGATGCAGGAATATCCAACCACAGAGGAAGAAGCTTTCCTTTCAACAGGTCAGACTTATTTTTCTACAGCTAAAGTAGCAAGTTTATTACTGGATGTTAAACCGGGAGAGAAAGGTGAAATGGGTCACGATGAAAAAGGTGAAGTTGTTTTCAATCCAGTATCATCTGGTTCTTTAGAGATATTTAATAAACCTGAAATTGGAGTTAAATATATAATAGGTGGTGATACATCGGAAGGGCTCGCTCATGGAGATGCTCAAGTTTTATATGTTATCAATCAGAAGACTGAAAATTGTGATGCAGTTTACCGCAGTCAGGTAGCACCAGATGAATTGGCCACAGAGGCTTACAAGCTAGGAAAGTTTTATAATTGGGCGTTAATTGGAATTGAAGTTAACAAAGATGGATTGTGGGTAAATGACGCTTTGGACAAAATGGGCTACGTTAATCTATATTATAGAAAGGTTTTTGACGATATTACAAAGAAGATGACCAAGTTTTTTGGGTGGAAGACGACTTCTGCCACCCGGCCGTTCTCTCTAGCGGCTTTAAAAGCCGTGTTTTTCAGGAAAAATGAGGGATTTCCAGCCCAAATACTCAATGAGATGTTCACATTTGTCCGAAATATCAAGGGAAAACCGGAAGCTATGGCGAAGAAGTTTGATGACGTAATCATGGCTGCAAGTATAGGGTATGCTATACTTCAAGAGCAAGGAAAATATGTTGACGATTCTGAATCTGGAGAAGGATTTTCTCACATGAAATGTATGTTCGGAGAGCAGGATGGACAAATTCCTCACTAAAAAAAGTAAAACTTGACAAAAAGTGAATAAAAAAAAGTAAAACTTGACAAAAAGTGAATAAAAAAAAGTAAAACTTGACATTTTAATATATTTTTGGTGGATTTTTGTTGTTTTATATATATAGTTGTATAATAAAAATATATATCTTTAATATTTATAAAAATATGGAAAAGGAAAAAGCAGCTAAACAAAAAAAAGGAAAACAAAAAACAGATAAAGAAACTATCGAGTTTGTTGAGGACAAAAAAAAGGAAATGAAGAAATCTCAATATAGGGAGAAATTTGATACATTGGCTCACGAGATTGAGCAAAACATAATGAGCACAGCAGTTTCATATGGTCAAAAACTTTATGAAAAAAGTGGCTGGGGCTCAATGGTCTTCTATAATAAGATGGCCAATGGTGCATATGATATAAATGTTTATCCACAGAAGTTAAATGACAGGGACCAAAATAAATCAGGGGTCCCAGTTTCTCAAGAACCAATAGCTTTTTCAAAAATTATGATTGCTACTTCGGTTCTAGCAGGAAAATTACCTGATGCCAAAGTTGTTGCAGATGATAAAGTTTACGGAAAAGCAATGTACGAATTGTGGAAACGTAACTGGGCCATGACCGGTGGCAATGGTGCAAACACTTTGATGATTACTTATCAGAATTTATTTACATACGGCTGGGCTGCATGGCGCGTTTATCCTAGAAGAGTTCAGGTTTCTAGAAATGGAGTTGAAAAAATTCTATTCGATGATGTTTATAGAGAACCATTAGAATGTACTAGAACTTGGTTAGGAGTTGGATTTAACAATGGTGATGTTTGGTCACAGACTGAAGTTTATTACGAAAAAGATATGCCAAAGGAAGAATTCTTTGAAATGTATCCTGAAGCTAAAAAGAATAAAAAGAAATTACAATATGTAACTGTTTCAGAAGAGGCTAAGGATGAAAATTCCGAGAAAGCTCACACTAGCGTTACTATTGGTTATTACGAAAACGTTTTATTAAATCGTTTTATAGTTGTTTGTGGAAGAATGAAAATTTATGACGGTGAGTTACCAAATGACGGTTCTCATGGTTCAGTTGTTGTTGCTCGTTGTTTCCAAAAAAACATGAACGACCCATATGGTGTGGGGCTTTATGAAATGATGCGTGGTAACACAGCTATTTATACATATATAAATTCATTGAACGCACAACAAGTTGAAGCGGAAATATTTCCGTTGCTTTTTGGTGCGCAAGTTCAAAATGGAACATCTACATATAAGAGAGGTCCGAACATTGTTAACCCTAAGAATCCAGGTTCTGACATTGATGTTATTAAAACATCTGGAAACGTGCAACAAGGCGTTCTGTTTGCTGATAAACAAAAACAAAATATTGAAGAAAATACCGGAATTAATAATATTGTAGCTGGCGCTGGCACTGAAAATACTTTAGGCTCTACAGTTATTATGAAAGAAGCTGCATATAATAGATTGACTCCTCCAAAGAATTCAATGGTTATGGGGTTAGAAACTGACGCTCATATTGCAAATACTTGGATGAGACAAATTTATCCAGTAGATAAAATATTTATGATTGATAGTGATGAACGACTTGCAGAATTTGCTAAACAGAATCCTGATTATTTCGTTGAATCACAAGAAGTTTTAAATGATGAAGGTATTCCAGTTGGAATGGTTGCGGCTGCTTCTCCTAACTTACGTCTTAATTTCGACTTTACACAAGAAGGTGAAATTATGGAGAACGTTGAAACTCGTCAGATTTCAGCAAAAGGATTATTTGATGAAATGGAAAATACAGGCCACATGTCTGATTATATTGATTTCATTATCGACCCTGATTCAATGTTGTTACCTTCAATAGAAATTCAAAAACAAACATTCATGGTATTGTTCCCGGTAATTACAAATCAAATAACATTAATTTTCTCACTAAGAAATAAAGACCCTGAAGCTGCGGCTTCTCAATTAATGGCTTTGGAGAAATTACTTGATATTCAAAACGGAGATATATTTAATTACATTTCAAAATCTGATTACGATGCAATTATGGCTAAGCAACCTTCAGAAGTTCAAAGACAAATGGAAAATGAACAAATGCAAATGGATGCAAAAGCTACAGCTATGCAAGATAAAGCTGGAGGAAGTGGAAGTGGAGGAGGAGCTTTACCACCAGGACAAGAAATGGCTCCAGATGGAACAGACCCACTGATGCCACAGAATCCTAACGAAGTGGCACGACCACAGAGTGAAATGATGAGTTCTATTGATGCAAGTGTTGGTCGAGCTGCTGCTCAAGGTTAATTATAATTTTATGGAAAATGAAAATGAACAAAGTTTAAATCAAAAGAAAATGTTATTAGCTGCTAGTGAGCATGCTCCTGTTATAATTGAATTAATAAAAGATTGTATGGAACAAGTCCCGTTAGTTGGTAAAACTCAATGGGATACCATTGTAAATACAATTAGATTGGATACTCAAGGAACATTAATAACTTCAATGGTAGACCTTCTAGAAAAGATTAGAAAAGGAAGTCTACACGAAAAAAAATAATTTTATGAAAGCAAAAAGAACATCTTGGAATAAGGGGCTACATGTAAACTTAAATCCTAAAAATAATTTTAAAAAAGGAGATGTTTCAGCATTTAAAGGAAAGAGGCACACATTGAGTACTAGAAAAAAAATGAGTGAATCTGCTAAGGTTAAAATTTTTTCTGAGGAACATAGAAATAATCTTAGAAAACACATGAAAGGGAATAAAAATTTATTAGGATTTAAACAATCTGAAGCAACTAAAGCTAAGATTAGTCTAGCTACAAGTGGTGATAAAAATCCTAGATATATAAAAGATAGAACAAAGTTAAAGAAACAAGAGGATAAAAGAACGTATGCTTATGCAGAGTGGAGAAAAAATGTTTATAAAAGAGATAATTATAAATGTTGTATTGATAATAATGAATGTAGTGGGAGGATTGAAGCACATCACATTTTTAGTTGGAGAGATTATCAAGAATTAAGATATTTAATTAGTAATGGTATTACTTTGTGTCATTTTCATCATCCACATAGATATGATGAAGAAAAAAGAATGATACCAATATACCAAGAGATTATATGCAAAAAAAAGGAATAATAGCTAAAAAGGATAATTTTTCTGTTGAGGTAAAATATTCTAATGAAGCTATAAAAAAAAAATTGATAAAATTTACTTTGACTAAAGGTAAAAATTTTGAGATAAGTGTTGACGAACTTATTAGTATTATATCTCAACAGGTAAATACTGAAACCTTGTCTCCAATATTGGTTGATATGGAAAAAATTAATGTTGTAGAAGTTGGAAGACAACTCGAATGTGTTTTGGACAAAGATATGAAAAAGGGTGAAAAAATAAATATAAATTATACACACCCGTATCCATTGGAGTTTGCTTTAATTGAACAAGTATACGGTATTGCTAAAATAAAAATGGATGTTCCTATGCTAACTTTAACTAAAGAATACATAGATGAAGTTAAGGCAAAAATAAAACCAGAGCAAGAAAAATTTATAGAAAAGTTTTATAAAAGTTTTAAAAATTTAAGTTTAAAAAATAAAAAATAATTAATTAACCATCGTCACCATCCACGATACGGATAGGAAAAAATATGGAAAATACACAAAAAACACAAGAAGAATTAAAAGAAGAAGAAGTTAAAGCCAAAGCTGATGCTAAAACTAAGGCTGATGCTAAAACTAAGGCTGATGCTAAAGCTATAAAAGATGCAGATGAAAAAGCTTTAAAAGAAGCTAATGAAAAAGCAGAAATAGCTGCTGCAAAAGAAGTTAAAAAACCAACCTTAATAAATACTCTTGGAAAGGAAGTTCCAACAGAAGATTATTTTTATAAAGGTATAGTGCCAGCAGGTTTTGAAGGCACTTGTGGAAAACCAGTTGATAGAGAAGATTTATTAGAAACTTTTCATAAAGTTTTTAAACCAGAGGATAACATATTGTTTTATAGACAGTTAGACAAAGAGGTTTATATTATAATTGTACCTATTAAATACTCAACTGAAATTGGAGATTTTAATGACTCTCTTGAAGGTGATTTTCAAAAGCACGCTATATCATTTTTGGACGAAGGTTCAGTAAATGTTGATACATTAAGAATTAAATTAGACAGAGCTAATAAATTTTTAAAGTATAAAGATAGATAAATTGCTTTTGAAATACAAAAGTTATATAATTAAATTAACCATCGTCACCTTTCACGATACGAGAGGATAAAAAATATGGATAATATAGAAAAAGAAGAAATAAAGGTAGAGACTAATGACGAAACAGAACTTGATAAAGTTTTGGAAGACTCAATAGAATCTGTCAAAGCTGGAAATGAACTTATTCCACCTAAGGAAGAAGTCAAGACTGAAGAGAAGAAGGAGGAAACTCCTGAAACTCCAAAGTCGGAGGAAACCAGCACCCCTCCTGTCACTGAAGAAGTTAAACCTGAAGAAGTTGAAACTAAAAAAGTTGAAACTGAGGAAGTAGAAACTAAAAAAGTTGAAACTGAAGAGGTAAAACCCGAGGCATACGAATTTCGTATTCCAAATAAAGGTAAATTCGAATCTGATGAGTCATATGAAAAGCGAATCGAGCTTCTAGATTTAGTCAAGAAAAGAAAACTTGCCAAAACGGATATTCAACGTGACGAAATATCAGCAGAAATTAAGACGGCCAAGAACCAAATTAAAACTCTTAACGGAACTGATAGATTTGTTAATCCACTCAATGAAAAAACTGTGGAGGAAGCAAAAAAACCGGGAGAAGTTGAAGATGAAACTTTAACTGCTGACAGAGAACGTTTAAAAGAACTCGGTGGAGCGACCAAAGAGGATATCGAACAGATAGTCCAAAAAGAACGCTTAGCTGCAGATGTAAAAAACACTTTAGATAATTTTGTTAAAAGGCATAATGAACTTGAAGATGAAGACACTCGTGAAGTTTTCTTCGACTTCGTTGATTCTAACTACAGTTGGCAAAACAAAGGTGGTAAGGATTTAATGACAGTTTTAGAACTTGCTCGTGAAAGCATGTTCAAGCCTTCAGAAACCATTCAAGAAAGAGTATTGAAAGGTGCAAACGTTCAGGAAAAAGTTAATGCAATGCAATTTCCAGGTGGAACCATAGCAAAAACTGAATATTCTCCAGAGATGCGTAAATCATTAGATGAAATTATAGCAACTGGTGTGTCAGAAGAAAAAGCCATTGAACTTCTATCGGATTAATAAATATTAATCTTTCAAATTTATGGCAACAGTAAAACAGGCAACCATAAAAAACACACGTCAATTACGTGAGACTAATAAAGCAACAGGAACAGTTACAACATTAGGAGAAATCCTAGCGATGACAGATGGTCTTGCTGTTGCAGCTGACAGTGGAACTGTCGTTGCTGATTTATTAGGCGTTTGTAATCAAACAATCGCAGTTGCGGATGCTTTGACTCGTGTTCAATATATAGTGCCAACAGATGAAGATACTTTTATCTTCACAACTACCAATAACACTGACGCTACTCATAATGGGCAAGCTATGGTTCTTGGTGCAGACTCAACTACAGTCAACAACACTGGAACTACCAGTGCGACTGGAATCGTACAGCAAGTCGAACCGTACGGAGCAACTGGCGATAATCTTATTATCGGTAAGTTCTTGACTTTATAATCAATTTTTAAATAATACAAAATATATGATAGGTACAATTAATGATTATGCAGTCATAGTAAACAATGTCCTAAAACACATCGCTCCAAAATGTTCTCCTACAGTTCGTAGTGAATATTTAGACTTCATGTTTAAGGTAGACAACAACGAAAGAACTTATACTGACGTTGGAGTTACCGGACTTGGAATGGCTCAAATAATCCCAGACGGCGGAATTGGTGCATCTGATGCTCCAATCCAAGGTTACTCAAAAAACTATGTTCAAATGCACTTTACTAAAAAAGTACGTTTAACATTTCAATCTAATTTCTTTCTTTTTGAATCAGCAGCAGCTAAAATTAAAGGCACTGTGAAATCAAAAGTTCTTGAAGGTAAGAACGCAAT